AGTAACTCATTGATTTTCTTGGAGAAATAAAATACCCCTAGGGCTTGACAGGTCTTTACAAAGGTGCTAGTATTAAGGTACGATGAAAAAGGAGATTGAAATGAGCAAGTTCGGATACGTGATGTCAGTATTTTTCGTGATCCTCACCCTTATTGTTGCCTTCGTCTAAGGAGCAGAAAATGCGTCTAGCAGATCTTAGCCCAACCGAACAGCGTGAAGTCCGTATGTACGGTGTTACAGTCAAGCACATGCGTGAGGCTGTTGAGGAAAGTTTGACATTTCGTCACAGCGGTCCTGCAATGATGGCTGCTAGCCTTATGAGCGATGCGCAGGAAATGCTTGCCCATGACAACGGCGGGTCATATGATATTATGATTGTTGAGGATGTACGTCAAACCCTCAATCGGGCCAAGTGGATTTTGTTTGAATATGTTGGAACAAACCGATAATCCCTCAAACCAACGGAGATCCATCATGGGTGTACTAAAAAGTCTTTTCGATAACCGAAGCAAAGAACAGATCCAGCAAGAAATTGATCAGAGCATCCAGGATTTCTTGGCCAAGGGCGGACAGATTACCGTCGTTGAGCGCAAGAGACGCGACCCTGCCAGACTCACTGCCAATGGCAAAACGTCTGGGCAGGTTTTTATCAATGTGAACGAGTAAACATACATGAGTGAATTTTCTGAGTTTTACGCTAAATCAACCCCAGACATCCAGGCAGGAATTCGTGAAAAGGTTGTTACCATATTGCGATCTGGAATCTGTACTGTGGTGTTCACCAAGAAAGATGGTACACAACGAACCATGCGCTGTACTCTAAATGATAAGCATCTGCCCGCAGTTGATCGTCATTCCGAACAGCAGCGCAGTGCCGAGGCTCTGAGTGTCTGGGAATTAGAGATTGATTCCTGGCGCAGTTTCCGTTTTGACCGTCTACAGTCGGTGCAGCTAGAGTCATGAAAAACTATGCACCAGTTCTAATTGTTGCCATACCCATGATCCTGTTACTCTGGCTCATGATACTCACAGGCAATACCGATCCTTTGTTTGGGTTTAGATCTGGTGTACATGACCCGCTGGGAACACATCACTTGACCGTCGATGAAAAATTCGACACACGAGCAGAATGGTACAAGAAATGTCGTGAAATTTCTCCAAATGATAGGGAAGATTGCAAATTGTAATGCTTGACAAAATTATGCCTGTTATGCTAGAATTAGATTTTACTTGGAGATATCATGGTTGAAAAGGTAGCAGATCCGCGCAAGGTCAAGAAGACCGATGTAGAGCCCGATGTATCAAAAATACAGCACGGACAGGACGCATATACTACCATGCTGATGCGAGCCCTGAGCTGGTATCATGCAGAGAGTGACCGAAAGACTGCAGCAAAATGGCTACGAGCCTGGATGAAGATTCATCGTCCAGCTGACCTCAAAGCCTTTGACACCGTCAAAGGTGAGCCACATCCCACCTATGGATATCTGGCCAGGCTGATTCTGCGTGGTGCCAAGATCAGTGACCTTCATACTGAAAACATAAATCTCCACCTCAATGAATTCCTGGAACGTGCTGAGGCACCCAAGCCTCAGGTACAAAAGACTGTAAATCGTCCCAGTATTCAGGACGCCATGGATGCCAAGATTCGAGAATATCTGGGAAGCCTGGAAGGTGCCTTTGATGACTATATCACTGCAGGTACAGAGTTCAGTCTAGAGTCCGATCTTCGTTCCAAGGAAATTCCTCAGGCCTATGTTCAACGTATTCAGGACTGGGCCAAGGCCAAGCTTCGTGAATGGATTGAAATTCTGGAAAGCAAGGATCCTGACATTCAGGAAGGCTACGCGCACTATAACAAGACTGCCAAGAAGAATGTTGCAAAATTCTTTGCTACCATGGTAGAAGATTGCTCCAAATACGGAGCCTTCAAGAAAGCCAATCGGGCCCCACGTCCCAAGAAAGTCAAACCACCAACAGTACAGGTTGCCAAGCTTCAGTTCATGAAAGATTTTCCTGAACTCAGTCTTAGCAGCGTCAGTCCTGTGGAGATCATTGGAGCCAGCCAGGTCTGGATCTACAATACTAAATCCAAAAGAGTGTGCGTCTATCGCACTGACAGTGGCCAGGGCATACAATGCAAGGGTACCAGACTTCAGAACTATGATCCCGACATGTCTGAACAGCGTACTCTGCGAAAGCCAGGTCCCATGACTCAGGAAATACTGCAGGCTGGTAAGGTACAGCTTCGCAAGTTCATGGAATCGCTGACTACAAAACCAAGCACTCCAAATGGCATTGTGAATTCTGAGTGCATAATCCTAAGGGTTGTAAAATGATTGTTATTGACTACAGCCAGACTGCCATTAGTAATCTCATGGCAGAAATTGGTGGTCGTACCGATGTGGAGATCAATTTGCCGCTATTGCGTCACATGATCCTGAACAGCATACGCGGCTACAAGAAAAAATTTGGCAAAGAATATGGTGAGATGGTGCTGGCCTGTGACAGTAAAAACTACTGGCGCAAGCAAATCTTTGCCTACTACAAGGCTCATCGCAAAAAGGACCGTGAAGAAAGCGGTCTGGACTGGCGTGCCATCTTTGATGCACTGGATACAATTCGTTCCGAAATTGCACAATTCTTCCCATACAAAGTTCTTTGGGTAGAAGAAGCCGAGGCTGACGACATCATCGCTGTCCTGGCTAAATACAGTCAGTCATCGAGTTCTGGTAATCCTCTCTTTGACGAGCCCGCGCCGTTTTTGGTAGTGAGCGGTGATCACGATTTCGTACAATTACAAAAGTATGCCAATGTCAAACAATTCTCGCCAATACAGAAAAAATTTATCAAGCCAGACACAACGCCGCAGAGAGCTCTTTTGGAACACATCATCAGGGGCGACAAGGGAGACGGAATCCCTAACATCCTTAGTGCCGACGAAAGCATCTTCGAAAACATTCGGCAGCGTCCAATCACTACCAAAAAAATAGACGAATGGGCCGATCCCGATCGTCGACCCCAGGACCTGGAATTCCAGAATCGCTGGGAACGTAATCAAAGGCTCGTGGATTTTGATTTTATCCCCGAGCGTATTGAGAAAAATATCATGGAAGAATTCTTGTCACAGCCCAAGAAAGACCGTAGTCAGCTGTTTGGTTATTTCGTGTCTAACAAGATGAAAAACATGATGGAAATCATTGAGGAGTTCTAATGAAAACAACAATCCCCCAAGTGTTCGAAGAAGTTGATAAAGCAGGTTCCAGAGCCGAGAAAATTCGGCTTCTACGTGCCTATGACCGTAGTGAGGAATGGCCTTATGGAAAAATGCTTCGAGCCTGGGTAAACATCAACTTCAATGCTCGTATCACCTGGGGTCTGCCCGAGGGCTGGCCCATGGAAGTACCCAAGGGCGTGGACATAACAGAGTCTGATCTCAGGCCCATGACAGTTGATCGTACACGTGAAATCGGTTACACTGAGAGCAATCTATTTCAGGAATACCGTCGTCTAAATGTCTGGCTGGACGATATCAAACGTCAGAGCCATTTTGAGAACGGCGTACAGAATCCGCATTTTATTCCTCGCATGAAACGCGAAGAACTATTCATTGAAATGCTCAAAGCCATACACTGGACCGAAGCAGAGTTCGTGGTTGCGATCAAGGATCGTAAACTAACGCATCTGTTTCCTAGTCTGACACCTGAGCTAATTCAGGAAGCCTGGCCAGGTTTCTTCGTTGACAACTTTGCATATGCTAAAATACCAGATGCCAAGAAAGTCGAAGCCAAAGCCAAGGCACCACGTACTAGCAGAAAAAAGGCATCTGGGGCTGGATCAGCTCCATCTTTGAGTCAGATGGACCAGACCCCAGAAATGCAGTTGGAACAGAGCCAGAGCCTGTAAAAGACGACTGGGTGGCACAGAGCCATCCAGACCCGGTTGTGCGCATTTTCGATCACAGGCTTTTGGATATACGTAAAGGTTATCTAAAAAAGGGAGCGAAACATGAGCGACGATTTTGATGCGTTTGGCAGTTTTGACTCAGCTGGTTCAACCCCGCAAGGGTTTGGCATGGGAAATGCTGTTGGGCCCTGGACACAACACTGGAGCGGATCTGCGCCCAGAGTCAATCAGTCCAGGCTCTACAGTGTCTGTACCCTACCACGCCGTTACTGGGATCTGGAATGGCAAGACCGTAACAGGCAAAAGAAGCTTGACAACCTGAAATAAGTGTGCTAGTATTAAACTCTGCAACTGCCAGGAACTATATTATGACCATGCATCTGGAGCATCCCAAGTTTACCACCACAGGCAAGCGTCGCGGAAAGCAGAAATGGCGCAGTGCCGAACATAAACGTCAACATGAAGAATTACATCAAAGCTGGACCGCCTTGGTTGATAGCACTAAAGGCAAAATTGTTAGCTCTAGACCGATTACCCGTCCCTTCCCTAAACTGGCACCACCGCCAGGACGTACCACCAACTCACATATACCTAGTCTGGACACAGGCCTAGGTAACGCATCCAAGCGTGCCAATCCAGTTTATACTGGAGACAAGATTGTTGGCATCGGTACCATGCACAAATCAAATGCTGTCCCTATCTTCAGCGACAGCGAAGCCAAAGAAATTTCTAGTATGCGGAGATAACATGAAAGACGTCAGCCAAAACAAACATGGTTACAAAAGAACACTGGGATTCATATTCTTCGTTGTTATGTTTTGTGTGGCTTTGTTTCTCCAGTTTGGCTGTACCACAGTACAGGCCATAGGGAAGTGCAATCATTTAGATGATGATGCTCAATGGATGAATTGTGTTGATTATGAAAAAAGGAGATTGTCATGAAATTATTAGCAATTTTGGGGATCAGTGCAGTGATGGCAGGCTGTAGTACAGTTGCAACCAGCTCCTGGCCCAAGCATTGTTATCGTGGAGCCAGCAGTAATTCTGCAGCACCTATTCAGGACCGATCAAATACCGGAGCCGTAGTAGGCGCCGTTGCAGGTGGCTTGCTGGGCAGCACCATAGGACATGGAACGGGCCGTGTAGCTGGCGCTGCAGTTGGTGCAGCTACTGGAGCCATCATTGGTGACCGTATGCAAAATCAGGATGGCTGTGTAGAGCGTCCTGGTCCAGCTCCAATCCGTCCCGCAGGAAGCAGATGAAACGCTTTCTGCGTTTACTGGGACGACTTATAGAGCGTATGGGCGCGTATAGCGCACCAGAATATGCTGGACCTTTGTACACAGATGCCTCGCCCGAATACAACAAGGCATCATTTCGTGTTGGACCTGCATTTAGTTGCGATGAGATCAACCAGTTTGTCTGGCCTCTGGATGGCTGGAGTCGAAAAGTTATCATGCAAGAAATTGAGAAGTTGAACATTGCCTGGGAATTCGAAGAAACCAAATTCTATGCCATGACTGCTCCACCAAAGATTCGAATTCCAGATATCGAGCAGTATAGAATACTGACAAAACATTTGTCATCCATGTCTCTAACACTTGAAGAAGTTGAAAAAAGGAAATAATTATGACATTACCTAGTAGCCCTGCAGATCGTAAAGCCATTCGTGATGCCCTTTCAGAAATCTCGGGTAGTATGACACGCATTGAAGCCGAGCGAGATTTTATCAAAGAAGCCATAGCCAATACCTGCGAGAATTTCCAGCTCAACAAGAAAACCTTTCGTCGCATGGCCAAGGTCTTTCATAAGCAGAATTTTACCCAGGAGCAGCAGGACCACGAAGAATTTGAAAACCTGTATGAGACCATTACAGGCACCACTAGCATGAAGGATGCCGCATAATGGAACGTTATATTCTAGAGGTCAAGTATGTGGATAAGATGCATCGAACAAGGAAATCGACCATCGAAGGAGTGTACAGGTCTCTGGAGGAAGTTCAGGAACGTGTAGGTGCGTTCATGAACAAGCCCAAAGAAACAGGGCTGCGGCGTGAATACAGTGTACAGACTCATGTTGATCCCGCGCATTCTTGGGTTCTAAATCACTGATTTCATTGCCGAAAAATGCTTGACAGACTGACTCGAAGGTGCTATAATCATGGCTTGAGTGAGAGAACATATGAACAAGCCAATCAAAAAGCGCAACCCCTTGGCCCAGGAACTCTGGAGCAGCAAGTACATTCGTACGGTGGAGAACAAGCGTGTCTATAAACGTGCTATCAAGCATCGCCACCAAACTGAAGGTTCGTGTCGCCTACGTGAATTGGGCTAATAGTTTTTGTATACGTCTGGTTCACGCACCATCCTATGGTTTTGAACAGACCTTATACGCAGAGTACGTAGACAATATCTTTCATGTCAGAAAACTTGAGCAGGATCTAATCAATGAAATCACCAATCTTAGAAGTTTTACAGAGCCTAGCCAACGACTCATCCAGACTCGCTAAGGAGGCAATCCTTCGCAATCTGAAACCCAATTCAGATTTCTGGGATGTTGCAAAGCTGGCTCTGGACCCTTTCATCAGTTTTTATATCAAGAAAATTCCTGCGCACACCAAGTCGGACAACGGCGAACTCAGCCTGACCGAAGGCCTGGACTTGCTGAGTCGACTCAGTAGTCGTGAACTGACTGGTAACGCAGGCATTGATCATCTGGTTTTCATTCTGGAGAACGTGAGTGCCGAAGATAGCCTGGTTATTGAGCGAGTCATTGCAAAAGACCTCAAATGCGGAGTCAGTGAAGCAACCATCAACAAAATCCGACCCAACCTCATCCCTACCTACCCCTGCATGTTGGCCTCTGGGTTCGACGTCAAGCTCGTCGAAAAAGTCAAGTTCCCAGCCCTCTGTCAGCTCAAACTGGATGGCATGCGCTTTAACGCGATCATCCGTGACAAGAACACCATAGAACTTAGAACGAGAAATGGGCGTGAGGTCATTCTTCCTGAGGGCCGTGGTTCGAGCTTACTATTGGATGCGTTTTCTCGGCTGGCTGCGAAGTATGATTATGATATTGTTTTTGACGGCGAGTTGCTTGTGGTTGACCAAGCTGGTAACCCGCTTGATAGAAAGACTGGCAACGGCATTCTGAACAAGGCAGTCAAGGGCACCCTTAGCGATGCCGAGGCTCAGATGATCAGAGCTACACTCTGGGATGCGATTCCTCTAAAGAATTTCTATCGTGGTGTGTATCCAGTACCTTATGGAAACCGTTTTGGGCTACTTAGCAGCGCCCTGGCTGTGGCCAAGGGACAGGCAGCAACAGGTCATCTCATTGACCTAGTTCATACTGTTTCCGTGAACAATGACTACGAAGCTCAGTCCGAATTTCGTAAATGGTTGGAGAAAGGTCAGGAAGGTACAATTCTCAAAACCCTGGACAGCATCTGGGAAAATAAGCGTAGCAAGCATCATATCAAGTTCAAGGGCGAGCTCGAGGCAGACCTGGTCATTGTTGACCTAGAGCGTGGCACTGGAAAGAATGCAGGACGTCTGGGTGCTTTGGTCTGCGAATCCGCAGACGGTGTAATCAAGGTCAATGTTGGCAGCGGTTACTCAGACAACCAGCGCACAGCACTCTGGGCACAGGGCCATGATTTAGTTGGTCGTGTTGTCACTGTGAAATACAATGCCAGGATCAAAGACAAGTCCAGTAAACAGGAAAGTCTGTTCTTACCAATCTTTGTAGAAGTTCGTTTAGACAAGAATACAGCAAATCATAGCAAGGAGATCCAATGACCTATTCGGCCCAGGATTATTTGGATGAAGATGGATATCCGACTGAAGATGCTCTTGACAGAATTGAGCATTGGTATTACAATGACCCCAAGGGCTGGTTCAAGTTTATTGAGAGCATCTGGCATCTCAAAAGCTGGGGCTGGACTGAGCTCAAAAGAGCTGAGTTAGATTCAGTAGATAAGATCATGTTTCATATTAGTACTGCTGGTTGGTCTGGCAACGAGGATATTATCAGAGCCATGCAACAAAATCATATTCTTTGGAGTGATACCTGGGTTGAAAGCCGTCGTGGCGGACATTATGTTTTTGAAATGGAAGAAATTGAATGAGCAAAATTATCAAGACCTTCAGAGTTGGCGATGTAGAAGATCCGCATTTGGTGGCTAACATGACCATTGCTGATCTCCAGTCCAAGAACGAATTGCCAGAGCATAATCTAGGCTATAGAATGTGTCTAAGCCAGCCAGATGGCATGAGCTGGACTGTGGATGTTATTGATCATACTCTGGACGGTCCTTTACAAGATTTGCATGAGAGCTTTAGCCAAAGAGCTGATGCCGAGAAAGCTGCTTCCGAAAAATTCTGGTCAAGTCTATCAGCAGAGCAACAGCTCCAGGCCTTTTGTGCTGTCACGCGGAGGATACATGATGGCGACGTCGAGCAGCGTGGAAGCTATAGATATGTACTCTATGATGTGTTTGGCTTTGGTCCTGAGGCCTATGAGGCAGCTATGCTAAGTGGATACTTTGACATTCACAATCTAATTTTTGATGGTCTGGAAGCAGAGTCTAAGGAATCAAATGACCATGATGCGCAGTGAGCTTCCCGTCGCTATGTGGTCTTTGGCACGACGCTATCGTGGACGTGTCTCCAGAGTCAAGGACAGATTCAAACTTGGCGGTCCACGATATGTTAGAAATAGGAGAGACAGTCTCCGTCCCAAGTTTCATGAAGATGATTGGTATAACCCTTTTATGGTGAGAAAAATGCGTGAACAAGCACAAGAAGTTGCAGACCCAAATAGTCCTTTCCATCTGGGGCTTAGCAGTGTCGATGATCTGATCACCTCAGACATCATTCACAAGCGTTGGAAAGAAGGGTTGACTGTTGACTATGAAAAAATTAGTCTAATGACTGAGCCCAGAATGTTTCTAAAGTTCGTGGACGCCATGAACATACGGCCCGAGCGTCGTTTCATCATCAATGAAGAACAGGGCCTGTTAGTATATTCTGGTCTGAACTACTGGGAATACAATGCTGACTCAAGTACTGTTCGAGTACGTCTGGTTGGCGATACCGATTTCATACAAAAGAATCGTAACCTATTGTCTGAGAACTTCAATGTTGCCGAATGCTTCATTGAATGGATGTACAGCGCCGATGGTAACAGTGCCACAGTACCTATTACCAATGAGCGCAAGCCTGTTGGCGAAATGTATCCTTTCATAGATGAGGACCTATATAATTTCTATGATCGTTACATGGACAGCTCCGCGAGTGTGCTGGTTCTGATTGGTCCACCAGGAACTGGTAAGACTACCTTTATTCGTGGTCTGCTTCAGCAAACCAAGACCAATGCCCTGGTTAGCTATGATGCCAACATCCTAGAGAAGGACTATATCTTTGCCCGTTTCGTCGAAGGTTCAAACTCAGTCATGGTTCTGGAAGATGCCGATAACTTCCTGGGTAACCGTACTGATGGTAACAGTGTCATGCACAAGTTCCTGAACATTGGTGATGGACTGATTACCACCAAGGGCAAGAAAATGATCTTTAGTACCAACCTGCCCAGCATCAAGGACATTGATCCTGCGCTGATTCGTCCAGGTCGTTGCTTTGACATTGTTGAGTTTCGTCCTCTGAAACCCGAGGAGCAAAATAATCTGGCAAAGCGACTTAACCTGGTGGATTACAAGGCCAGCACCGAAGATCGTACACTGGCTGAAATTTTCCATACACAGATTCAGAGCAAGAAAATCACCAAACGTACCATGGGCTTTTACTAATGTCTGGAGCAAATCTCCATAATGTTGTTCAGTTGTTCAACACCAAACGCATTGAGCTCTTTGACGAAGAACAGATCTTCGTTACCATAGCAGCCATCAATGTGTTTGGTGCGGCAACACATGGAGTGGCTACTGAGAAAAATTTGCATCGTTATGAACCTGAATTTGTTATATCATGTCTTTCCCAGCTCAAAGATTCTGGCATAGTCAGTAATCGAGCTCGTGTAGTCTGTAAACAGATTATCGATAAATACAGGAGCGAATTGTGAGAGTTGGATTTTGCTGCAAATGGATTGATCATGAAGGCCAGATCGAAGGGTTCAAACCCGATGATGCGGCCAAGGCCCTGAACACCAGAGTAACTACGGTTGCCTGGCTAAATCGTCAGCCCAAGGAAGTTGCCGAACAACGACTCTGGGATCTGATGGTGCATAACCTAAACAGTATCAGACTATTAGTCGAAAGAGTGGGAGCATTAGATGAGCGGCTTCGTATGGTTCGTCTTGGGAGTGATATTCTCCCTGTATATACTGAGCCAACCTGGAGCTATTTCTGGAAGCGTTCCGATGTTCGTGACTACTGCAGCAAGCATTTTGCTGACGTTGGTAGTCTGGCTCGTAGGCTTGGCGTACGTCTCAGTTTTCATCCTGGCCAGTTTTGTGTTCTTGCTTCCACTGATTCTAATATCGTTGGTCGTAGCCTAGAGGAGTTCGAGTATCATGCAGATATGGCCCGTTGGATGGGGTACGGAAAAACGTATCAAGACTTCAAAATCAATGTCCACATCGCGGGTAGAGCCGGTCCAGAAGGTATCAAACATATCCTTCCGAGACTATCTACAGAAGCAAGAAACACCATCACAATCGAAAACGACGAAACCCGGTGGGGTCTCGATTCGAGCCTAGAGCTTGTTGATCATTGTGCCCTGGTGCTGGACATACATCATCACTGGATCAGAACAGGCGAGTACATTGCTGCCAGAGACGACCGAGTCAAGCGAGTCATAGACAGCTGGCGCGGTGTTCGTCCTGTCATACATTACAGCCAGAGCCCTGAGAGTGTGCTTACAGACCACAAGAACTGTATTCTGCCCAATATGACACTGCTGCTTGAGCAGGGCTATAAGAAGGGTAAGCTCAGAGCTCATAGCAATTTTTACTGGAACGAAGCCAAGAATCTCTGGGCCAGCACCTTTGCTGAACAGTTTGATATTCAGTGCGAGAGCAAAGCCAAGAATCTGGCTAGTTTCAGATTCGCCAAAACTCTGGGAATTGATATATAACTGTATACGTATCAATTTCAACGGACAGTTATAGTATGCCTACATATAGTTTCAAATGCAATGAATGCGAGCACGAGTTTGATGTACTTTGTCGAATTAGTGAACGTGACAATCAATCGTGCCCTGAGTGCCAGGCGCAGAACTATGAACACCATTTCACCCAACCCGTCGCAACCGGAGATCCTGTACGCCTAGGCGTAAGGTCAGTTGACGGCGGCTTCAAAGAAGTCCTAAGTAGAATTGGAGCAGCAAACCCCAAATCCAATCTCAAGGACAAACTAAGCAGGAAATAACATGAAAAATAACTACTCAACTATAGGGGGTACGTCCTAGCCTATCGGACCTATACCTCCTGACTCCCAGGGGAATACATGGCTAAGAAAGCATACGCAGAACAACAAGTCAAACCTGTCAATCAACGAGCAGCAGTTACTATTACAAACAAACTGAGACTTCGAATTGACGACTTGCAGGTACGCGACCCATTGACAGACAATCAGAGGAGATTTTTCGAGCTGTATGAAGACAGTACAATCATGCTATTGCATGGTGTAGCTGGAACGGGTAAGAGTTACATAGCACTTTACAAAGCACTAGAGGAGGCTTTAGACAAGAGCAATCATTTCGAACGGGTAGTAATAGTAAGAAGCGCAGTGCCCAGCAGAGACATAGGCCATTTGCCGGGCGACGAAAGGGAAAAGACCGAAGTATATCAACTCCCTTATACCGAGATATGCGCAGACCTGTTTGGAAGACATGACGCATTTCAGCGTCTGCAGGAACAGGGCGCTATTAGTTTTATGATTACCAGTTTTGTTCGTGGCATCACATTAGACAACAGTATTGTCATTGTTGATGAGGCACAGAATATGACTGACATGGAACTGAATAGTATTATCACCAGAGTTGGTCAACGTAGTAAGATCATCTTCTGTGGTGATTTTAGACAAACTGATTTGTACAAGCGCAACGATATGTCAGGACTCAAGAAGTTCATGGTCATTGCAGACAGCATGCCTAGCTTCGATATCATTGAGTTCGGTGTCGAAGATATTGTTCGCTCAGACATTGTCAAAGAGTACATCATAGCCAGGATGAAATACGAAGAACAGTACGGCAACTAAATGGAATTTCAATTCAATTTTCATATTGGTCATGTTGTGAATATGCTGCCCAGAGTCTCGAACCATGAGGAGTGGTTCGAGGGTCTGAATGATGCATTGCCACAATACGACATCAACACACCAGTCCGAGTTGCGGCTTTCATGGCACAGTGTGCACATGAAAGCGGTGGCTTTACAGCACTCTCAGAAAATCTAAACTATAGCGCCGACGGTCTGCGTCGTGTCTTTGGTAAGTATTTTCCCAGTCAGGAGCTGGCCAATCAGTATGCCAGAAAGCCTGAGAAGATTGCTAACCGTGTCTATGCCAATCGCATGGGCAATGGTCCAGAGAGCAGTGGCGATGGCTGGTCCTATCGTGGACGTGGATTGATTCAGCTCACAGGAAAATCTAACTACACCAAATGTAGCGAATACCTGTTTGAGGATCACACCCTGGTAACCAAGCCCGAGGTTGTATCTGAACCATACTATGCCACTCATACGGCTTGCTGGTTCTGGACTGCCAATGGTATCAATTACTGGGCCGATAACGAAAATTTAGAAAAGATGACTCGTGTAATCAATGGCGGCACCAATGGCCTTGACGATCGAATCAAACACTATCACCACTTCATAGAAATACTTACAGCATAAAATGAATTTTGATCATGATTGGTTACCTGAGCAGAAACTAAAGTCCGTAACCAATGAACAAACTGGCAAGCGAAACTATGTTACACCTGGGGGTCATTCGTACCCCAGTGTGACCACAGTACTGAGTGAACACAACAAGCAGCATATCCTGGAATGGCGTAAACGCGTTGGCGAGGAAACGGCTAACCGAATCAGCAAATACGCAGCCAATCGAGGAACACGCTTTCATAAGCATTGCGAGAAGTATCTGCTCAATGAAACACCTGACCTAAGCAACCCTGTACACAAGGACATGTTTACCAGAATACAGCCTATTCTGGACGACATCAGCAACGTCAGAGCGCTGGAATACAATCTGTACAGCGACTTTTTGCGTCTGGCTGGAACCGTGGACTGTGTTGCCGACTACAAGGGTCACAGACACATCATAGATTTCAAGACCAGTAGTCGTCACAAACGCGAAGATCAGATCAGCAATTATTTCATGCAGGCTGCTGCCTATGCTATCATGATTGAGGAACGATACAAGCTACCAACCCAGAGGCTTCTGATTATCATTGCAGTCGAAGATTCGGAACCTCAGGTATTCTTGCAGCATCGCGATCTCTGGGCCGACTCGTTACTGGAATATCGGGACGTCTATGAGTTCAACAACAGAACCGTTAGATAATTCTGTTCTTGACTCGATACAGGGTTTCCTATATCATTGAAGTATGAAAGAGCTAATCAAAGGTTTTCTTGGTTTAGAGCCGCTGGCATTCAATCTAGGTTTGATTGGCGCCATCATTTTCTGTGTCTGGGCATATTTTTTCTGGCTAAGGAGATAGCATGGAAGATGTTATAATCTGGGAATTCCTCTGGAAGGTCTTCTTTTTTCTGTGTCTGAGTGTTTTACCAACAGCATTGCTAATCATGCTCTTGGATAACAAAGATAAATAAACGTATGGTTGTATGAAGCAAGCAGAACAGTGCTGCGGACGGCGGTTCGATTCCGCCCAGGTCCACCAAATGGTCTCTCTCCGTAGAATACCGAAAGGTCGGCTGAGAGATTATTTGATGGGCCTGTACAGGTTTCGACGGGGCAAATAGTAAGTAAGTGGACAACCCGATAGGCGAAGGACGTAATCCTAGCAAGCCAATAGCCGCAAACGAAGAAGTTTTCGCGCTAGCTGCCTAAAAAAGGTAAGCAGGAGTTTTGGGAATGTACTTGGCAACAGAAACATTCCCACCACCCTTGAAAAGGAGTTTATCATGGATAAAGGAATGCTATTGCCAGGATTTCTGGCTTTCGTCCTGCCCGTGCTTATCATTCTAGCCTAAAATAATCAGGACAATCATGGAGCAAATACTTAGCTGGATCAGTTGGATAAGTTTAGGTACAGTGCTTACCATGATTTACATACTTTGGTGTCTTTGGATACTGTATGTTGCCATGATGAACATAGATCGAGCCAGAAACATCGATCAGTTACCCTGGCAAGCCAAGCTCATGGTTTACCCAACCGTGGCACTATTTGACCTAGTAGAACTGATTGCCAACGTCATTGTTTGTACACCGATCTTTTTTGATTTGCCGCGTGAGGTTACAGTCAGTGATAGACTACGTCGATATGCTTCAGATCCAACCAGTGCTGGTAAATACAGAATGGCCCTGGTAAATTTTGTCAAGCCCATGCTTGACCCATTTGATCCAGACGGCCCCCATATATAATGATTTTGGAGTTCTCGAATGGGAACGTTTGTTCGATTATTTTTCATGCTCATTGTGGCCAGTTTTATTGGTCACATAATCTATGAAGTAACATTTGACTGGACCAAAGATAAAGTTCGCAAATATCTAAACAAGCAGTCATATTTACAGTATACCTACCCTGAGTCCAACAAGGTCAGGGCCGAGATCAAGAAACAGCAGATCTGTTTAGCCAATAACATTTACTATGAGGCTGGCATTGAACCCAAGAAGGGCAAGCTAGCAGTG